TGACCGAGACCGGTCTGTAGCGCGAAGTGGCCTGCTTCTTCTGCGAAGAACTCCCACACACCATCCCAACTGTTCAACCCCGGCTGCTTCAGGGTGACACCCATCTTGCCGAGTACCGTCTGATCAACAGCCCGGTAGTTGTTCATCCGGGTGACATGCCACCTCTGCATCCCTTCCATGCCACGCCGGTACTTGGGATTACTTCTCAGAAATAACGTGATCGGGTCAACCCCCCGGAGGGGTACACCGGCCCTTGATGCTGCAAGAACCTCAGTGCCATTCCAAATCTCGTACTCGGTAAAGACCTTGACGATCCTGTCGATTTCAGGATTGATTATCTTGTTGAACTGTCGCCGTATATACCACGGAGTTCTACCTACATAGTTCGGTCCTAGTTCAGCAACATATTCTGCGAACTCTTTTGTTAGATTCTGTTTGGTACGAAACATGCCTCTGACACGCCCGCCACTAGCCATCATCCTTTCCGGGCTTCTACCACCCCGGTAGTGTCTGAAGCCTGCCATTATCCTCCGGGCGGCTTCTTCAGTTCGTTCCCCTCCTCGGTATATGGAATGAATCTTGAACGCCGATGCCGTCCTATGCATTGTCCGAACGATGTTCTGGTACTGCCCCATCTGGGCTGTTCTGACACCTGCTCGGGCACCCCGCATCATTGACCCGTACCCGATGGTTCCCCATGTGATCGGGTCGAACGCTATTGCGCTTACCAACGTGCCGATGCCGACAAAGCCAATCATCCCTGTCTGATAGCGGAACTTCTGGAATCCCCCCATATCGGCGGGGTCTGTAGGCTCGCCCTTAAAGCCACCCATCCACGCTGGGATCTGTCGAATCATCCGCTCATAACTCTTTGCAAGAAGATGAGACGTTTCGAAGTTGCCTGCGTCCAGTTCCTCTATCGCAGCCTTCCACTCCCTAGTATCAATCACGCCGCTTGTGAACCAGTCGTTTACATCCTGTAGCGCCTCTCCCTCGGGATTGGGGCTATTATCTTCCGCCCTCTTCTCGGTGAAGTATTTAAGAGCCGCGCCCAGAACGTCACCCTCGCCGGATCGGAACCCGCCGATCATTATGTCGTAGTCCTGTTGGTTGCCTAAGAGTTCAATAGCCTTGGCGCGTGACTCCAAAGAAAAGGACGCATGTTCGTATTCGGCATTCTTCCACCGTGTTGGGAAAGTGGTAACCATCTGGTGTATGCGCTGGGGAAGCATTATGGAACTACCCGCAGGCCGCATCTTGCCCGTAAGGGGATCCCTAACATTCGGTTCCAGTACCGCCTCTGCTGCCGGGTCGAACTGGGTGTGCATGGACCGGTTCACCCGGAAACTGAAGTTAAGAGACTTGTTGACTGCCTCCCAAGCCCCTCGGGCAACAGGAGAAATGACATACCTGAAAGGCGAAGTCAACAATGCTAGGGGAACCCCCAACGCCTTAGTTATCGGTACCTTGCCGATTCTGCCTTCTCTAAGTTCATCATCCCAATCAAACGGATTATAGAAATCCAGCACATTCGGTCGGGCTGACGGGGGCTTATAGCCGTTGCTGCTAAGTAGAACCTGTGTGGCCTTGGGGAACGCTGCCCACAACTGGTTCTGAGCAGGCTTACTAAACTCCCGTATCCCGTTGAGCCGTTCTTGGAGTTCGATATTGCTTACCGACTCCAGAACAGATGAGACAAGTTCTTCATCCGACAGTTGAGAGTAAATAAGATCGATCCAAAGATCTGGATCAAACCCGAAAAGCAATCCGTCGCCGGAAGCCATCCGTACCAGATTCAGTCGGTCGGCGTAATACTCATCCTCTAGCGCCGTACTAGCGGTAGTACCACCGCGTCGCCGCGTTCCCCCGGTGCCGATCGAAATCCCGCTGCCGCCGCTACTTTCAAGTGTCTCTGCCATTACTGCGAGGTCGCTCGCGCGCGCTGCCCTTCAGCAGCGGCTACGAATTCTGGGTATCCCTCTGCCCCGGCCAATGCGAGCCTTTCAAGAATCATCGCGTTTGATGCTGCTACACGCTTGCCTGAGAGTTTAGTCGGGTCCACTGACCTGCGGGCGAGTCCTGCTGTAATCGCCAAGGCGGGATCGTCGTCAGGAGCATTCAGCGCCCCGACACTCGGGTTGTACCCCTGAGCCGCAGCCATAGCCTCTGGGCCGGGTTCCCGCACCTGTGCCGCCGCAATACCTCCTGCCCCGTTATTGATAGTCCGTGTCTGGGGCAGGGGAATGCCCGGTGTCACCCCTTCCGGCACGTTGGGATTCTGAGCCTGCCGGTTCGCGCCGGGTTCCCCGTACCCCTGATCGCCGCCCATTGGTGCAGCCTTTATCGGCTGCTTGCCGCGCCCCTTACTGTCTCGCCTACTTCCCATTACTGCCCACCTGCCATGAGCGCCTGCTGCATCTGGGCAACAGCCGTTTCAGGAGACATCTGCTGTGCTTCGGCGGGCATCTCTTCCGGTGGCGCTCCCTGCGGTTGCGGTGGACCCTGAAGTCCCAACGCTTCCTCCGGTGCTATTGCCTGCCCCTCTTCAGGAGGTGGTGCCAATGCCGCCTGCTCCTTGCTGATTTCCTCGTCTGCCTTCTGAATGGACTCAAAGATGTCGTGACCCTTCTTGCGGAACTTCTCTATCTTCGCTATATAGATAATCGGGAGTATCCCCTGTATGGCCTGCTGTTGAATCCCAGCCATAACCGCTTCTTCCAATGACTCTTCATCCACCCGGCGTCCTTCTGCTTCTGGGTCGTCAATGAACGGATGCCGTGCCCTGAAGGTAGCCAAACTAATACCCTTCATTTGGAGCAACTGTCCCAACTGGATAGTTGTTCCCTGTATGTCGGCACCGGGAATCGAATGCGACACCACGTTGTCATAGATTTCAAAGTGTTCATCAGGAGTGAACTCAACCTGTCCGAAATCACCGGTATAACCAGTAAAGGTTGAGATTGTCTTATTTCCCCAGTACCCCTGCCAAGTAGCGAATAGAGTTTCGTTCAGATGGGGAAGATGTGCTTCCATGATTTCTTGAAGTTCCTGTACGCGTGGGTCAAGAGAAGCGCCCATGAGAGCATCAATCCCCCGACCAGTGCGAAGAGCGCCATATGACTCTCCGCCGATCTGCGGAACCGTTCCTGTCGATACACGGGCATTGCGTTCGAGCCGATCGATGGCGATATTTGTTTGCTGATCGGGCGAACCTCGGAGTTCTCCGATTTGTTCTGCGTCAAGCAGTACGTTGACTTTTCCTTCACGACCATCTTTCCATTCTCCTCCGACAATCATCGGAACCTGACCTGAACGTCCAATAATGTAACGATCCGGGAAGATCGCCTTTTCTTGGGCGATCAGTTCAAGTGCCATAAGTTTCGCCATCAGATCGACCATGCCGACAATGTTCGACACCGACGATGCGATTCGATCCAACGTCACCTTTCCGGGTGTGATGACACACGGCCTTCCGGCCTTATTGGGATAACGAGACAACTCCAACGATTGCGACTGAGGCGAAGTTTGCCCATACGGCGCGTATCGTGGACCCATGATGCCGATAACGAACTCCTCGGCATCGATCCATTCGACACAATCCCAGAGTTCCTGACTGGCGGTCTTGTCGTCAGCAACCGGGCCACCGTTCTCCTGACGAGATTTCGGGTAGTGTGCCCGTAGCCAATCTCCCGACTTGCCGTAAATCATGCCGCAGTTGCGAGGAACGTCATAGTTCTCCGCAGCCTGTGGTTCTGGGTAAACCCCTAGAGGATCCCGAACTTCAATCCTTGGCATACCCATATCGAAATCAGGCATAACAACCAGCGCAGTTGTCGCATATCCGGCGAGATGTCGATAGGCACGCCGCATCTTGATCTTGTATTTGTTCTGATACCACGTTGAGGCAAGCGCCCGCCTGCGAATATCGGCATACTGGCGTGACCGTTTGCCTCGCTCCTTGCCGGGGTCAACAGCAGGACATCCGATGTAGGGCGTGACGGAAGCAGCCCGCTGTGCTATAGCATCGATATTTTCTGAAATCAATGCCGGGGTGAGTGGAGGAAGAATTGGCTCGTCATCCATTGACGGAAGTGGTATAACATAATCACCGTTATATCGATCCTTGATTTCCTGCATACGATCTAAAAGATCACTTTGACCGGCTTGTCGCTGACGGACAATCCCGACGATCTCTTCGAATGTTAATGCCATTAGTACGCCCCGATTCCCACACGCCTCTTACTATAAGGTAGTGCCTTATAATCAAACTGGCTAGTGTCCACTTGGAATGCGGCCCTTCTCTGCCGCCAAAGAATCCAAATAAACCACAGCGCCATAACTCTATCTTGCCGAAGATGCGTGCCACGGGCTAGCGGACGCCACGACTTCAACTGACGGATCAGTTCATCAGCCTGATGGCGCGTCGGAGCGTCCTCCGCATATGGAATCTCAATCTCACCGCGCATAAACGACAACGCCATCGACGGGATCCCAATAGTTTCGTCATACTTGTTCATTCCAGTCAGATGCTCTCGTACCCTGAAACCATACAGATCGGTCATCTCAATAAGACGCTGATCCCTTGACAAGCCCTTCTGGAAGACCATCGCCTCAA